ATTTAAATCTTGATAGTGATTTTGACTGCGATAATTCTTCTGCAAGAGCTGCTTCTGCTTCTGCTTTTCCAGGTTCTCCGCTTTGATTTTTTGTGCTAGACGCTAGTTGTTTTTGATCTTCTTTAGATAAAGGTTGTTGAGCATTTTGTGCAGATGATACGATTGCTTGTTGAGTATCTGTTTTTAATGCACCTTCTTTTAATGACCTTTGAGCATCTGCTCCAAATATAGGTTTTCCATCTAAACCATTTTTTAAAGACCAATTTGCTCCACCATCAGATGTTTCTGCTGCTTGAATAAAGTTTTTAATTCCGGGAATTGTTGAATTGTTGTAAGCAATATATGATTTTGTTGTTCCGGGAATTAATTTATTGTTTTCGTCTACTTGATATTGAGTTTGAACGTAATATTCTAATGGAGTTCCTGTTGTACCAACTTTTGTAATTGCTGGTTTACTTTCTATTAGTACTGTTTTTGCCATTTAGTAAACCCTCCTATTTTGAAGGAGATTATCTATCTCAGTTTTCTGTAGAGTATGAGACATTTTTGGAGAGTTTTATTATTTATTTAGACGGAATTTTGCATAAGGGATAGAAAGCATCTCATCAAGTTCTTCGTATTTTACGATATGTAGTTTTCCCGCAACTTCTGGCCAAGTGTATTGTCTTTGTTGTCTCCAATGAAAATTGATTCCTTTAAATCCCCAAGATTCTATTGAGGTGCAAGCAATTAATGGGTGTTGATCATATTCAAGACCCGGAGTTTTTGCGTTGTATATGAATGTATAAAATTTACCTGGTTCTGGGTATAATGCTTCTTGTTTCAGAACATCTATAATAATGATCATTAGGTCTTCTGGATCATTTGTCCCTTCTTTTAAAATTCTTTTTCTTAACTCTCTCATTCTTGGAGGTATACTTCCTACGTATTGCCCAAATCCTTCTGCCATTATTTGATACCTAATTCTTCTTCGGTTATCACTTTAAATTCTAGCATTCTATCTGCACACCATTCTTTTGCAGCAGTCCACTTTGCTTGATTGACTGCATAAGTTCTACACTCGTGTAGATAGGATTTAGTTACTCTTGATTTTTGTTTTGGTGGAAGAGTTTGTTTTTTGGGTTTGACTTCAATTACATAAGTTTTAATATTTCCAGATTGTTCTTTAACTTTAATAAGATAATCTGGAAAATATCTATGAACTTTTCCATCTATTGGGGATAAGTATCCAATACAAAATTCCTCCGATGCCCAAGAAATTATGCTTGGGTTGTGATCGCACCAATAACAAAAACGTCTTTCCCAACTGCTTCTGCAGATAATGTTATTTGCATCACCTTGGTATTTTTCTGGATATGATGGTTTGTATTTGCTCTTAATACTTTCTCCCATTATCCCTACTACATAATATATTACTGTTAAAATTATTTATAAATGGCAGTTATAGAGCCAAGACCAAGAAATGTATCTCAAATAAAAAGTTCTCTTCTTAGACCAGCTTTAACTTCTCATTATGATCTAAACATTTCTATACCTAATAATACTGCATTTAGTGATACATTAAAGTTTAATAATATAAATTTTTTACTGATTCAAGATAATTTACAACTATCTTGTTGTGAAGCAACTTTGCCTGGATCAAGTTTAGCTACTCACGAAATTAATAATGATTATACTGGAGTCACTGAAAGACACGCTTATAGAAGAATATATGATGATCGTATAGATTTAACTTTTTATGTTGATACTGATTATACTGCAATTAGATTTTTTGAATGTTGGATAAAATTTGTTGTGAGTGAAAGTATTGCTGGAGGAAAAGATAATAATCCTGCAGGTTTGATATCTCCAAATTATTTTTATACAGTTAAATATCCAAAAGAATATCAATCTCAGTTTAGTGTCATAAAATATGAAAGAGATTATAAAAGAAAATTAATTTATACTTTTTTAAAGGCATATCCACTTAGTATTTCTTCAATGCCAGTTTCATATGATTCATCTTCATTATTAAAATGCACGGTATCTTTTTCTTATTCTAGATATTATATTGAAAATTTACCTGGATTTCCTCCTCCAGAAGGAGATAATCCACAATCTACTTTAAATTCTCCTTCTACTCAAGCACAAATAAATTCTTTACCTTTCAATGATTTAATAAATGCTGATTTTGGAGTTAATACCACTGGTGGTGTTAGTGCTCAAGCAGCACAAGCATCTGGAAATTCTGTTCAAGTTTTTGAGGGAGATGAAATTATTGGTGCTGTTAATGCAAACCAAACTCCAGTTGAATCTGGTCTTCCTTATGTTGGTAGAAATATAGGTCCACTAGCACCATAAAAAAAGAGGGTCATTGAGACCCTCATTTATCTTTATTAATTATCAGTCTTCTTTTTTAGAAGAAAGACCTTTGACTGCAGAAATTACAAGCATATTTGAAAGAAGATACCACACACCTTCAAATCCAACATTGATGCGATGTCGCATTTCTGCATGATGAGCGTTAAGTGCAACTGCTTGTTCTAGAGCAAGATAATCCTTAATAGACCATGCTCCAAAATATGCGGAAAATGCAAGACCTTGCAGAAGAACGAGAGTGTAAAAAAGTTTTTTCATAGGGTTGTGTGTTTACTCTTTTATTATACTCCAAATCTTATGGATTTGGTGGTGGGAGTGGACACTTTTTGTTTTGTCCACCCCCTATAAATAATCACATCTGAAAATTCTATAAGACATTATGCCATTACCTAAGATTTCTACACCAACTTATGAACTTGAATTGCCTTCAACTGGAGAAACGATTCGTTATAGACCTTTCCTTGTTAAAGAAGAAAAGTTGCTTGTAATTGCTTTGGAGAGTGAAGATACAAAGCAAATTACTACAGCAATTAAGTCAGTAATTAAAAATTGCATTTTAACAAAAAATATTAAAGTAGAATCTCTTCCAACTTTTGATATTGAGTATTTGTTTTTAAATATTCGTGGAAAGTCTGTAGGAGAAGAACTTGAAGTTAATATCATTTGTCCTGATGATGGGGAAACCCAAGTACCAGTTAAAATCAATTTAGATGATATTAAAGTTCAAAAGAATGAAGAACATACAAATAGAATTAAACTTGATGATTCTATAATGATGGAAATGAAATATCCTTCATTAGATCAGTTCATTAAAAATAATTTTGACTTTAATGACAAAAATGCAATGGACCAATCTTTTGATCTAATTGCATCTTGTATTGATAAGATTTTTACTGAGGATGAAGTTTGGTCAACTGCAGACGTTACAAAAAAAGAATTGAATGAATTTCTTGAGTCTATGAATTCTTCTCAATTTAAAGATATTGAAAAGTTCTTTGAAACTATGCCTAAATTATCACATACTATTAAAGTCAAAAATCCAAATACTGAAGTTGAAAGTGAAGTTGTTTTAGAAGGGTTAGCATCTTTTTTCGCATAAGTATGGTTCATATGGACCTTGAAAATTATTTCCGGCTTAATTTTTCTTTGGTCCAGTATCATAAATATTCACTATGGGAGATTGAAAATATGATTCCTTGGGAAAGGGATATCTATGTCGGTTTGTTGCAGCAGCATCTTGAAGAAGAAGAACTAAAACAAAAACAGCAGATGAGCAATGCCCACTTCTAAGGAATTAGATCTACAACTTAAAAAAACAGTTATCTCTGCAGAAAGTTTTAAGAAAACTGGTTCATTTGATGTATCAAAAAATATTGTAAGTATTCATAAAACAATATCTAATCTTGCAGGACACGTAAGAAAAGTTGTCATAAGAGTTGGAGATTTAGAAAAAAGAGTAAATAATAATTCAAAAAAAATTACAAGTCTTAAAAATATTTCTGCTCTTCAAGGACCTCAAATTAGAGGAACTAATATTGGTGCTAAACTTCCTGGAAGTGCAGTTCAAGAAGTAGATAAAAATATTGCAGATATTACTAAATCTGTAATTTCTATTGCAGATATTTTGGCAGGAGAAAAAAAATTAACTGCTGCCACATCTGCTTATGAAAAAAGAAAAGCAGAACAAGAAAAAAGAGGTCTTGCTGAAAGTAAATTAGAAAAAAGATTTGAAGGATTAAAAAGAATTGCAGAGAGAATAATTGCTCCCGTTAAATCTTTGCTTGATAGAATAATTGAATTTTTTACTAAAGTTATATTTGGTAGAATTGTTTATAAACTTGTAGAATGGATGGGTGATCCTAAAAATACAAGTAAAGTCAAGTCTATTATTAGATTTGTAAAGGATTGGTGGCCTGCTTTACTTGGATCTTATATTTTATTTGGAACTTCTTTTGGAGGACTAGTAAGAGGTTTGACTGGAATGGTTGGAAGATTTATCTTTCAACTTGGTAGAGTTGCAATACCTCAACTTTTACGAGTCATTGCAAGAAATCCTATTGCTACTTTGGCAATTGCTGGTGGTATTGGAGCTTATGCTGCATCTCAACAAAACAAAGAAAAAAGAGATCAATTTGCTAAAACTGATAAAAGCATTGTAAAACCAGAAGAAACTGCCAAAGGTGGAAGAAAACCTGGAGCAGCACAACTTCAACAAGAACAAGTTTTACAACGTGGTTTTGGAGGAATGTTTAGTGGTGGTGGTCTTCTTCGTGGTTTTAGTGGTGGAGGATTTGCTAGTGGGTATGTAAGTGGAGAAAAAGGTGTAGATAAAGTTCCTGCAATGCTTAGTGATGGTGAATTTGTTATGTCTCGTGGAGCTGTTGAAAAGTATGGAGTTGATACTCTAGAGGCAATGAATGCAGCTGGAGGTGGAACTAATAAACCTAAGATGATTAATGGTAAAACTTATGCTGCTGGTGGTGGACCTATAGGAAGAGATCCAGTATCAAACATCAAAGACTTTATTAAGTATAAAATTGGATATGATGTAGATAGACCAGAAACTTGGGGGCAATCTTTTTCTGCTGGATTTTCTGGTCGTTCTGGTTTTGATTTTAATAAAATATCAAGGCAATTAACTGGAGTTGGTTCTTATCTTCAAAGGTCTGCTGGATCTCAGATACAAGGAGATGGTCAACAAGCTATAACTGCATTATCCAATATTTCTAGAAGTAAAATACCAAGTCAGGAGGAAATGCTCCAATTTGGATCAAATATTGCAGGACGGGTAGGCACACTTATTAGTGGAGTTAATCCATTGCCTCAAGTTGGAAGATTTTTTGAGACAGCAAATCTTCCCTTCGAAAATCAAGCATTAAATTATGAAAAAAGTTTAAAATTGGCTCCAGGAGAAGGATTAACAGCAGAGAATAAAAAAAAGGATGAAGATTTGAAAAAACGAATACGAGAAATGTATGATCCAGATAGAGATAAAGGGATACATGGATCTGTAAAAAAACAATTTAAAGATTTGGTGAATAGGGGTGCAATACCAGAGTGGATGTATAGTCCTCTTACTGCAGCATTGAAAACAGAAACCTCTGATAAAATAATTTCAAAATTAACTGGGGGAAAAGTTAATCATCTTAGTGCTGCTTTAACAGGTTTACAATATGTTGGGAAAGGATTCCTTGGACCATTGGGGAGACCTTTTCAAATTGATACGCAAGGTTTAGGAAGATATCAAAGATCATTAATGCTTGAAGCACAAAGAGGTGGACATGGTTCAGTTGGAGCAAGAGCTCTTGGTCAAGAAAAATATAATAGAATGCAAGATGAATCTATGGGGAGTCATTTTTTTGCAAAATTAGCAAACTATGCTTTAGGTCAAAATGTATTTACTGTAGATAAAAGAGGTAGAGCAACCACCACTGATACTTGGGACTCATCTAATAAAGATATAAAAGGATACATACAAAGTTCCAAACAAGGTTTAAAATATTTTGGGCAGTTTCTTCAGGGGAAAAATCCTCAAGGATATAAAGGTCTTGAACAAGCTGCCTTTATGGGGGCTTCAGGTCTTTTGAGAATGATGCAAAACACACCTTGGGCAAATTTGCATCCAGGTGGAGTTGAAGTTGATCTTGGGGGTGGATTTAAACCTACTGATTCTAGTGGGAAAGTTTTGAGTAAAGAAAGATTAAAACGTCAAGAGCAACAAAGATTGGGTGGTGGATCTGTAAAACTTTATGATAAACCTCAAAAAAATACTGGACAACCTTATCAATCTAGATTTTCTCGTCCTAGAAATGCTGGGGTTCGTCCAGTAAATCCACCCTCAAAACCATCAGTGAAAGTAGTAAGAACAAAAGCAAATACTATTGGAAATGGAAAGGGTGGAGGAAGACCATCATCTTCAAGAACACCTAATTTTAGTGCATCTACAAGAGGTTCTAGATCAAAAGCAAATACCTTAGGTATACCAAACCAGGCTTCTTACAGGTGATATAAATGGCAATTAATACTCAAAAACTTTTACCACAATCAGAATTAATTGCAAAAGATACTAAGACTTTTGTTGGAAAATCATCTTCTATTGTCATTTCAAAAAAGTCTCAAAAAAATATTGCAACTATTCGTGTAAAAGTAATCCAAATTGAAAATATTTTAAAAGGAACTCTTGCTTTACAGAAAAAAGAACTTGATAATAAAAAGAAATCAGATAGTTCTAAAAGACGAGAAAAGATTGAAGAAAGATTAGAAACAAAACCAAAAGCAGAATCAGGTAAAATAAAAATGCCAAGTCTTCCCAGAATGGGATTTTTAGACTGGGTAAAGAACTTCATTGGTAATGTTATTCTTGGATATTTTGCTGTAAGGTTGGTAGACCATCTTCCAAAAATAATACCAATTGTCAAGTTTCTTGGTAAAGCAACTGACTTTGTTCTTGGTGTTGGCGGAAAACTTTTAGATGGTTTAGTGACTTTTATTGACTGGGGGTACAAGGCATATGATGCTACTCGCGGTTTCGTTAAAAATCTTTTTGGTAATGATGGTGTAAAACAGTTTGATCAACTTTCTGGATTATTAAATCAGTTCTTAAATCTTGCTATCATAGCAGGAATGGCAACTGCAGGTGCTGGTGGATTTGGTGGAGGAAAAGGTGGTGGGGCAAGACCTGGAAGTGGTGGATATAGAAATGGAGTTCGCACAGGAAAATATAATGGATTTAATACTCGCACTAGTCGTAGTGGAACTCTTTTAAGTAGAACTGGCGACGCATTACGCGGTCAAAGAGGAGATTATAGTACTTCTGGTTATATAAAGAGTGAAAAAGATATAATGAAACGATACTTCCAAAGATTTGGAAGAGATAAATTTATTCAAAGATTTGGTGAATCGGGATTAGAAGCACTTCCTGGTGGGATGGTAAGAAGTGGTGCTACTAAATTTGCAAGAAAAGCATTTGTTGGTCTTGTCGGTAAAGGTGGAGCAAAAGCAATTCTTGGAACAGTAAGACCTTTATTAAAGAGACTTCCTATCATAGGAGCACTAATTGACTTTGGATTATCTGTTGCTCTTGGAGAAGATCCAGGAAGAGCAGCATTTAGAGCAATTGGTGCTGGTCTTTTAGGTGCTGTTGGTGGAGGACTTGCTGGTGTTCTTGGTCTTGCTGGAGGTCCTTTAGCAGTGGCAACAGCAGCACTTGGTTCGATTGCAGGCGGAACTCTTGGCGATATGGCGGGAGGTGCTTTATATGATCTATTTTTTGGAGGTAAAAAACCATCAAAAAAATCTGGAAAATATGCTGGAGGTGGAGTAACTAGAGGTGGAAGATCTCAAGGTGGAGTAAGAAGAACATTATCTCGTTCCAAAAAAGCAAAATATAAAAGAAAATTAGCACCACAAAAACCCGGAGAAGTTGAAGCAACTTCTCCGGGAGCTGATGTTGGTGGTGAAAATAAGTTATTCGGATTGTTTCCAGATCCATTTAAATTATTGCAAAAAGCAACTGATGTTATGAATCCTTTTAGAGTGATTCAAAAAGCAGGTAAAAATCTTGGAGAAAGTGATTACTTTGGACCAATACTTGCAATTACTTCTAAAATTCTTTTGGGACAAAAACCAACTCAACAGGACTATAAGAATGTTGGTTTAGGAATTAATATGTTGGTTGCAAAAGGAATAGATGATGGAAAACTAAGAGGAGGACTTGCTGCATTTGCTGAAGGTGGATTTGTTGATCCAAAAACATTAGATGCTATTGCTCAGGGTGGTGATATTAGTGATTGGGTAGCAAAGTCTTTTAAAGATGCAACAGAGAGTAATGCACAAAAAACTTTAAGGGAAATTCAAGAAAATTTAAAATTGAAACCATCTGGAACTAAAAGAGAAGATGATAGAATAGATCCAGATCAACCAATTGATTCTGAAGATGGTGGTTATTCTACTAATGCAGGTGATTATAAAGAACTTCTGGATTTAATCGCAAGTAGAGAAAGTAGTTCTGCTGGTGGATATAATGCTTATAATGAAGGTGGTGCTAGAGGAGGATATCAAGTTGTTGGTTATGGTGGAGATTCTAGAAAAGGTCCTTTAAGAAGATCTTTAACTGATATGACCATTAAAGAAATAATGGCACATCAAAAAAATACTAATCCACCTATTCACGCTGCTGGAAGATATCAAATAATTGGGAGTACTCTTGCAGCATTAATTAATGGAAATTATGGATCAACAGGAGTTAGTGTTAATGATAAGTACACTCCAGATGTTCAAGATAAACTTGGTATTGCCTTGATAAAATATAGATTAAAAACAGGTGCTACACCAGAAAACTTTATTAATGAATGGAGAGGTTTAAAATTTGTTGATAGAACAAAATTACAATCAGCTATTAATAAAGCACAAAGAGGTAGAACTTATAGAATTGATGTTCAAGATAATTTGCCTATGGATGCTAAGAGTATAAAGGGATATAGAGTAACTAGAAGTGGTAGAACTATAAAAAATTATTCTGAACTTCCTCCTCATCATACATATCAAACTACTGCAGATGGAAGAAGAGTTCAAGACTTTACTTTATACAAAGGTGATAAATTTGTTGATATACCCGTCCCGTCTCCAGTTTCTGGAAAAGTAACTTGGACTGGACCAGCTGGTGGTGGTGGAAATTGGGTTGAAATACAATCTAATAATGGAAAAGTTGAGTTAGGGCATTTCAACAAAATAATCGCCAGACCTGGACAAACTGTTCAGGCATTTAAATCTATCCTTGGTTTGCAAGGATATACTGGAAGAATTAGTCCTCCTGGACCTGATGGAACACACGTTCATATACAAGCGCCCGATAAAATAGTTAGTAGGTATGTAAATACTCTTGCTAGTGGATCTGCATATGAAAAAGGAGGTCTAACTTCTGGTCGTCCTCATATGGCAATGTTGGGAGAGAAGGGAAGAGAGTTTGTTATTGATGCTGATTCTACTGCAGCAGTAGAGCAAACTTTTCCTGGATTTTTGGGTGCTATTAATAGTGCAAAATATTCTGATGCTATAAATGTTTTAAGAAACTTTGCATCTTATGAATCTGGAGCAGAGCAAATGGTTGTTATGTCTGATGTTATAATAAACAATCAATCAGAAGATAGTCAATTTTCTTCTGGTTCTGGATTCTTTATGTCTGGTGGGGGTGAAGATGAAAATGATCCTTTTGATATTTTATATCAAGGTGGTTAAATATCAATAAGAGGAAATAAACAATGGCAAATTTAATTATTGCAAAAAGCGCAGAAACTTCTTATATACAACGATTGGATGTAGTTTCAAATAAGGATCAAAATAAAACTGCTAGTATAGTAAATGGTGCTGTTCGTTTAATGTATTATGAAAGTATTCTTCAGGACAGTATTAGAGCAACTTATTCATTTATAGATTCTGGAAATTCTGTTGATACTAAAACTGTAGTTGATGGATTGCCAATAGTTGGAGAAGAAAAAGTATATTTAAAATTTACTGATAACAATGAGGTTACTTTAGATCTTACTCTTTATGTAAATAAAGTTACTCCGATTTCGGAGGATACTAAAAAATCTATGGTACAATTAGAATTAGTTTCCAAAGAATTTATTATGAATGAAAAGGTTAGAATTAATGAACGATTTGATGGAAAAATTTCTGAACATATTAAAAAAATTCTAACAGATAAAAAGTATTTGGGGACAGATAAAAAAGTAGATATTGAAGAGACCTCAAATAATTATAATTTTATTGGTAATAATAGAAAACCATATTATGTAATGAATTGGTTATCTAAAAAATCTGTTCCCAATTATTCAGATGCAAAAGGTAATACTGCAGGTTATTTTTTCTTTGAAACTATAGAAGGATTTAAATTTAAATCTATAGATTCTTTGTTTCAGCAAGAAAAGAAAAAATCAATTATATTCAACCAAACTCCAGATTCTAGAGGAAATAATTTTCCTGCTGGATATGATATAAAAGCTCTTGATTATTCAAAGGATAATAAAATTGATGTTCAAGAAAAGTTGAAAATGGGTGCATTTTCAACTAGAACAATTTTATTTGACCCATTTACTTGCTACTATGAAGTAATAACTCCAAACGCAAAAGAAAAAGAACAGTCATTAAAACTTGCTGCAAAAGAACTTCCTGTTTTAAATTCAGAATTTAATCGTGAAGGTTCAAATAAAGAATTCTCAAGAACAACTTATTATCTTTTGGATAAGGGAACTCTTCCTTCTGGAGATACTAAACAGCAAATACAAAAATCTAGAGAAGAAAATTTTGAATACAAAAATATTTTGAATCAATCTATTATGAGATATAATCAATTATTTTCTCTTAAAAGTACTATTACTATACCTGGTGATTTTTCTTTACACGCAGGAGATATTGTTTTTGTCGATGCAAAAGAACTTTCAACTAATGATGAAGAAGTAAATAAAGAATATGGAGGACTATATATTATAGCAGATTTATGTCATTATATTTCCCCAAGAGAAACTTACACAAAATTAAATCTGGTTAGAGATTCTTTTGGTAGAGTTGGTAATCACACATCTGGTAAGATTCCATTATGACAAACAGAACACTTCAGCAACATATTAATGATGATCGGGATGAATTGGACAATCCAAATACCAGTGGGCAACGTCGTCGTCATTTAGAAGATGAATTGGATTCCCTAGAACAATATCAAGTTAATCATCCAGACGATGATCGCGATCCAACATCATTAGAATTGTATTGTGATACTTATCCAGACTCACTTGAATGTAGAATATATGAGGATTAATAACTAATGGAA